TATTGAAAAACGTATCATCGACAATAGCAACTAAAATAGCTAAGGCATGGCTTCCTGAAGTCATCCAGACAGTCTCTGAATGGGCTGAAAAGCGCCGTATTATGTCGAAATTTGACTCCCCCGATTCCGGGCTCCCCTGGAATACAGCGAAGGTCCCTTACACTAAATACATCATGGATCTGTTTTCGAGTCCGAACGTGCGGCTGATCGTACTGAAATGGTCCACGCAATCCGGCAAAACGAATCTCATGCTGAACTGCATCGGTTACACGATGGATGAACGGCCAGGCACAATGATGATTGTTTATCCCACGGACAAAACGGTTGACCGGGCTTCCCGAACACGTATTGCGCCGATGATTAATGCGTGTGAATCGCTCAGAAAAAAGAAACTCAAGCCATGGTCTGTTAGCGAAAAGCATTATGACGGTGGTGTGCTTTATCTAGCGTCTTCGCAATCTGGATCTGAATTATCATCGGCCCCAATTGAGGTAGCTATAGGCGATGAATTGAAAGACTGGCCGAAATACACATCTCAGGGTAAAGGCAGTGACCCGGTAAAGTACCTATCAGACCGTCAAAAGCAATACCCCTACACTCGAAAAATGATACTTGTGTCTTCGCCGTCTTTAGAAGATGCACCAATAAACAAGCATTATCGAAGCTGTGAAGCGCATATCTTTTATTGGGTTCCCTGTCCTCATTGCGGGGAGCTTTTTCGTTTCGAATTCAACCAGATCAAATTTGGGAAGACCGCATGGACTATTGATCCGACAACGCTCGAAAATTCTGATTCAGTTTATTGGCGGCAAGCGAAAAAACACGCTTACTATGAATGTCCTCATTGCCAGGGGAAGATAGTTGACAAGCAAAAGCCAAAGATGTTGATGAAAGGCCGGTGGCTGACCGAAGATCAGGAAGAAATAGGCAACGACGTTGAATCAATCGGGTCCAGTTTATCATCGATCTATTCCTTGGATCTGAAATTTGGGGATATCGCTCATGAGTTTTTAGAATGTAGCCAAGAACTCGAAAAATTAATGAATTTTAAGTGTGGTTGGTTGGCAGAAGACTGGAAAGTGAAGGCTCAGGACCTTGCATCTGCGGATATCTTAAAACGGAAATGTGAGATGAAACCGGGCATTGTGCCGGATGAAGCTATTGTCCTTACGTGCGGGATAGATGTTCAGAAAATGGGGTTTTATTATACCGTATGGGCATGGTCGTTGAATCTTGAATCCTGGTTAATCGATTACGGGTTCCTGGTTTCCTGGCAGGATGTCGGGGACCTCGTTTTTATGACGCAATATCAACGGCAAGACGGGAAAACAAGTTTGCCGATCTGGCGTGCGGCGGTTGATACCGGCGGCGGAGTGGCGGATGAAGGATGGTCGAAAACAGAAGAAATTTATACATGGCTTCGGGGGAATGGGCGTGGGGTGGCATGGGGGATCAAGGGTATTTCGCGGCCAAACCCACAAAAAATCCGGCATAGCGTGATCGATAAAATGCCGGGGAAGACCGGGCAGGTAATACCCGGCGGGGTTGTTATTTTTCTGCTTGATACGGATAAGTTAAAAGAGGATTTTTTTTGGCGTCTATCAAATACTGACACCGACCCCCAGCCGATGCATTTCCATTCTGAAACGGACGAAAGCTATGCCAAGCACATTTTAGCTGAAGAGAAACGTCGGAAAAAGGATGGTTCATGGGAATGGGTGCAAGTGTCAAAGGACAATCATTATCTTGATGCTTCGCTTTATGCTCATGCCGCGGCTGATCCTCAGTGGAGCGGTGGGATTAAACGATTTGCGCGGCGGCCGGTGAAGGCGTTGCCTCCTAAAAATACAGGCTCAAAGGGCGGTTTTCTCAGTGGTGGAGGTGTTGGCAAGGCGAAAGGATGGTTAGGTAGGTAACCTTAAATAGTAAAGGTGGCACAATCATGCTGGAAACAAGAGAGCTTCAATTCAGAAATCCCTTAAACGAACGTGTCTATACGGTTTCTCAAACTGCACAGATGTTTGCTGTTGACAAGAGGGTGGTTATGAAATGGTTGGAACTGGATGATGGTGGAAAAGGGGTAATTCCCCCCCGTGGATGGTTCCGACTGCCAAAATCAGGTCATATTCGTATTCGGGAGTCGGCTATTATGAAATTACAAAAAACAGGATAATTTTAAATATTTAAACATCCTTAAACCCACCAACCTAAAGAACCACTACAATTCGCATCATTCCGCATCATTCCGCATCATTCTGAAAAGTACCCCATTGACTATTACCTCTGCAACAATTACCCTCTGTATAAAAATCTGAACCATGAGAGCCATATTATCACTCTACCCTGTTTCAACCCCAGACGATTCAGGCCGGAATTTCCCGCCACAAGGGGGACGAAAATTTGAAAGCATGACGCAGAGGCACACATGGGAAGAAGCAAAGGCAGTACGAACAAAATTAAGCCGGTGAAGAAGCCGAGGGAACGGGAAAAGGCAACCACTGAAGCTGTTACGCTTGAATCAACTGAGCCCGCCTTGACCCTTGAAAACCGGATGATGGAATATGGCAACGGCAATGGGCTTTCAAAGAAAAGGCCTCCTTGCCCTGAATGCGGTGCTTGTCCTGTGGTGTGTGTTCAGCGGATAAAAGGTTTTGCATCATACCGTTGCCGGGCATGTGGGCGTCGCTTCACCACTGGCAATTTGTTGGAGAAACGATCATGAGTTTTACCACCTGGCCAGCACTTCGAACGGCCATCAAAGATGCTATTGCTGACCATGTGGCCGGGACGCCATGCACCGGTGCCGTTACCCTTTCAGACGGAAAAACCATCAAATACCGGAACTATGATGAATTGTGTGGCCTGATTCAAAAAACTTACATGTTAGAGGCCCTTGAGCAACCCGTCACGCCGTCAACCCGCGTTTCATACGGTCGGTATCGGAGGTTACGATAATGGCCTTTTTAGATTCTGCCATCAAAATCGTTGCGCCTGGATTCGCCTTACGCCGGGAAGTTTCCCGTCGGCGTCTTGATCGTCTCAATAATTTCAAAGAAAAATCCGGTGGAAGCCGATCATTTGACGCTATTTCCGGCGGTCGCCTTCGGTATGACTTCCTCGCTCCTAAAAATTCCCCCGATTCAGCCCTTGATGGCGCCGATGCCTTGCGCCTGCATGTTCGGCAGCTTGAATATAACAACGGGTTTGTCGCTGGGCCGGTCAAGCGGATTGCTCGAAATGTGGTCAACACCGGGATTCGGTTTCAGTCCCGGGTAGTGGCCGATGACAACAACTATCTTCCCTTTCCCAAGATTTCTGAAGAAATGGCGAATTGCTTCAACTTCCAGATGGAACGGGCCGTTAAAAAATGGATGAAACAGGCTGACAAGCGCCTTATCAGCAACTTTTTTGGGCTTCAAAAGCTCATTTCGATGGCATTTGAACGGGATGGGGAGGTGATAGCCGTCAACCGTGAAAGTGCCCGTCGCGGGCGTTTGATTCCGGTATGTATCGAGTTGTTTGAAATTGACCGGTTACAGACGCCCATGGAAGAGTTCAACAACCCGTCCATTCGGAACGGTATTCGATATGACTCTGAAGGGGTTCCCAAAAGCTGTTTTTTGCTGAAACGCCACCCTGGGGAAGCTGTTTTGATGGCCAAGGGTGCCGATTTTGACGAAATTTCCATCTGGAACCCCAACGGAACAAAAAAAGTGATGCACTTGTTTGATCCTACCCGGCCGGAACAAACCCGGGGGTTTTCACCATTTGCGGCCGGGCTCAAAGACTATCAGGACCTGGACCGGTACCGGGAGGCTGAAATTTACGCCCGTTTAGAGGATGCCTGTTTGACCGGGTTCGTCAAGACCACATCCCCAGCGGATTTTCAGGCGGGCTATACGGTTGGTAATACTGGCGGGGACGGCGGGGATGGGGAAAGCCGGAGAATTCACGAATTTGCGCCCGGTCAGATGAATTATTTAGAACCGGATGAAGACATTGAAATCCACGAACCGAAACGGGCCAATAGTAACCTTGATAATTTTGTCAATCATCTTCTCAGGGGCCCGGCCAATGCTTTAGACATTCCGCCGGAAGTTTTAAGCCAGGATTGGCAGGGAATGAACTATTCGAATGCCAGAACGGTCTTACTTCAATTTTACAGTGCCTGTCGGGTCCGTCAACGGTTCATTGTGGAGAATTTTTGTGAACCCGTTTATGAAAACGTGGCTTTGTCCTTGATTGCCAAGGGCATTGTTCAGGCGCCCGGATTCGCTACTCGCCGGGAAGATTATTTGCGTCATGCCTGGGTATTGCCGGGGTGGTCATGGGTCGATCCAATAAAAGAGGCAAAGGGTAAAGAAATTGAGGTCAACAACAATTTTGAAACCATAACCGACGTGTGCGCAGCCAAGGGGAACGATGCGGAAGAGACGCTTGAAACCCGGGCGCGGGAATTAAAGAAAATACAGGACCTTGAGGTAAAATATGGCGTCAAGTTTCCCAGCGGGCAAACCGAAGCGCCCAACGACACCAACCAGGATGAGGAAAATGAAAGCGGCCCGGCCCGGATGATCAGGAGAATTAAGTAATGGAAAAAGAATTTTTTTACCGGAATATCCAGTTAAACCGGGATCTGATTGACGAAGAGGCCCGGGAAGCAGAATTTCCTTTTTCTTCGGAAGAACCGGTTGAAAGATGGTTCGGCTCTGAAATCCTATTGCATGGTAAAGAAAACGTGGATCTTTCGCGGCTAAAATCGGTTGGGTCTCTCATTTATGGCCATAATCCGCATGATATTAAAAACATTATCGGACCGGTGAAAAGGGCGTGGATAAAAGATGCACAGGGCCGTGCCGTTGTCGGCTTTGACGACGATGAAACCGGGAATCTTGCCATCAAAAAGGCCAAAAGCGGAAGTTTACGCGGTATTTCATTTGGGTACATGATCAATAAGGCCCGGCGCATTGAAGAAGATGAAAAATGGACGGATGAAAAAACCGGGCGAACTTTTCAAGGCCCGGCGCTCATCGGTACCCGGTGGACACCCTACGAAATCAGCATGACGCCCATACCGGCAGATGCAACCGTGGGGATTGGCCGGGAACTTACCCGGTCCCTGGACGGAATCCATATTGAAAATCAAAAACAGAAACCAGCAGATAAGGAGATAAAAACCATGGACGAAAAAGAAATTCGTGCCCTTATTCAGGGCGAAATGGGTGGACTGGCTCAGACCGTTGCACAACAGGTGCGGGATATGCTCCAGGAAGACAGCAAACCGAAACCGGGAATGAACTTTGAGGCATTTAATGAAATGCTCGGCCGGGCGGCCGCCATCGGTCCCGATGCTCAGGCGGATGTTGCCGGCATGTATTCGGCCGGAAAAACCCGTGATGAAATCGAACGGAAATTGTTTGATCTGGCCAGGGGAACCAATCCGGATGCGCAAGACGGCGGTGATGGCGGAAACCTTCCGAAAGGAGAATCAACACAACACGCTGAAATCAGGTCTTTCAAGCAGATCGAGGATGTTGATTTTTTCGCCGGGTTGAGCAATCCCACGTCTTTTGCCGTTAACTAAAAAAACGTTTTTTGAAAGGAGATATAAGCCATGGCAGCAGTAAATAAAGATCCGTTTTGTTATTCCCAATCAAAAGACGGGAAACCTCTTGTGTTCAAGGGGCTTGTTCAGGCTGGGAGTACCCAGGCCATTAAAGTGGGTGAACTTTGTACCTGGAACGAAACCACCGGGTATTTTGTGCCGGTGGACGCTGTAGCGGATTCCCGTTACATGCTGGCAATCGCCAAAGAAGAGCAAAAGGCGAGCGGGCGCGGTGAACTGACAGCCGCCAGGTATATTGATTTTTATGCCCTTCATCCGGACGATGTTTTTGAATTCCCGCTTGATGCGGCGCGGTCACTGGCCCTTGGTGATTCTTTCACCCTTACCGCTTCCAACTCCCAGGCCCTCACTTATGGCGCCGGTGCCTTTGCGGTGGCCATCAATATTGATGATAATCATTATCCCCATGAGGAAGACACAACCATCCGGAGTCAGTCTTATGCCAGGGTTTCGTTTAATCCGGCCGGTTCGTGGTGGGGTTTTCGGATGTCTCAGGTGGCTCGCACCGGACGCCGGGTGATGACTGTATCCACCACTTCAACGCTTTTGGAAGCGGATATGTATAACACCTTGATTTTGTTGACCGGGGATATTACCGTCACGCTTCCCGCCGTAAAGCCCGGAATGGATGCCATGTTTGTGAATATAAACGGCGGAACACAGGTGTTGAACCCGAATGACTCTGGCCTGATTCGCCTTGATGGCGCGCTATTGGACGATGGGGACGCCATCACCCAAACCACGGTTGGCTTCTCATGCAATTTGGTCACAGAAGGCGCAGCAGGATTCTGTTGTCTGGCCGTTCCCGCACAGTGGACTGACGCGAGCTAACCCGCTTTGATTTCGAAAAAGGAGAACTAAAAAAATGGCAAAACAAATTTTCAGAACAAACATGGTTCCGGTTGGGAAGCGGCTTAGTCTTTATGACTTGCGGTCGCTGGCCAAAAACGAACCTCAAGATTTTATTCGTAAGGTGGAGGCGGGGGTGGCAGGGGGGAAACTGACCCTTTCCGATATCAGGGATTTTAAAGGGCTTTATGCAATGTTGGCCGATGTTCCGGTGAATGTTACCATGGAAATGGCAGGGGCGCAACGTGCCATCTCAGCGTCTGCCTTTCCGATTATGACCGGAGTTTTGACCATTGCGGCCATTAATGAGGCATATGCAGGGGTTCCTTCCATCGGTGAAAAACTCGTTACCGATTTTGAGGATAGTAAGAAAGTCACTTCAATTGGTGCCCTTCATTCACTGGATAAAGCGGGCGTTGATGAAGTCAAGGAGTTGAAAGATTTTCCGGAAATCGGCGTGGATGAGGAAAAGGTGGAAATCCGCCACAAAAGAAACGGGCGGAAACTTACGATTTCAGGGGAAGCCATTGAGGAAAACGACGTTGCTGACATTGTGGGCCGCGTGAACGCCCTTGGCGAAATTGCCGGTGAATGGATCGAGGAGCAGACCCTTGAACGTGTGACCGATCATTTTGGATCTGCGGCGACTCCGGCAGAGCCTTATGTATATCGTCCAGGTGGAACGGGAACGCAGCTTTACAGCGCAACGGCCAACACTCCGGGCACCCGGGCACCCAGCGGAACGCGTATCAATAGTAATGCTATCGTGGATGACACCGATCTTGACGCGGCCAGAACGGTATTGCGGGCCATGAAAAACGCCCGTCGAAAACGGATCAATATCCCATGGTCAGAGGTTTATTTTCTGGTCCCGGATGCCGTTGAAGGCACTTTGATGAAAATCATCAACAGCGAGATGGTGCCGGGCGTTGAAAATGAGATGAGCAATTGGGGCCCCAAAGGAAAATATTATATTTCTCTGGACCGGGTTCTTTCCACTCCGAAACTGGATGATTACTCCACTTCCGCCTGGTACATGGGCGCTTTCAGGCGTCAATTCAAACGAAAATGGAAGCTCCGTTTTGAGTATGTGACCCTCGGCCAGGACACCCAGGCGTACTTAAACAGCCGAATAGCCTTTCAAGCCCGAATCGCGTGGGATGTGGAAATTGGCGCGACTGATTATGTGTATGTGGTCCAAAATTTGAGCGCAACCACAGCACCGGCCGATGAATAAACCCTGAATTTTCCGGGTTTAAGGAGATAATACCATGAAAAAACGTTTTAAAATTCTGACGGCAATGGTGTGTATTTTGGCCTTTGCCGTCATCGCATGGGCGGGGACCATATCTCAACAGCCTTATGGTATTTCAACGCCCTATTGGTATGGGTACAGCTCCGGGGCTCCGGCCAGTTATTACCTGGCGATGCCGACGCTTTCCGCCAATGACACGGCTTGCGGGATCGCTGTAACTCAGACTTTGACAAATAAGACGCTCACGAGCCCGACTATTACAAGTCCAACCATCACCGGCGGATTACCCAGGGCCTCCCTTGCCGAGGACGCCCTTGCAGTCTATGGAATCCCTGTCAACGAAGTTATGGCGGCCGATGGTGCGCCCTTGGGGGTGTCTGAAACCGCCGGGGATTTTTTCTTATCCCTCGGGACCAATTTCATGGAACTCAGGGGCGAGGAAGCAATCAGCGAAACGGAAGCCTCGATAGGCTACATCCAGTTTATCCTTCCCCCTGAATATGTGGCGGCCGGTGATGTAAAAATCCGGTTCAGGTGCCAGATTGACGGGGCCGGGACGGATAATGCAAGCTCTCTGGATATTTCGGCGTATGAGATGGCCGATGGCGCGGTGGGGTCTGATATTTGCGCGACGGAGGCGGTAACGTTTGTGGCTAAATCCACCTACTACAATAAAGATTTTACGATTACGGCAACGGGCCTTGTGGCCGGGGACGTTCTGGTGATCAAGATTACTTCCAGTATTGTTGAAAGTGCTGGTTCTGCCCTGGCCTTTTACAGCGATCCTCCCAAAATGTTGCTTGATATCAAAGGATAGACCCAATGACCCTTACCCCCTCCCAAATATTCGACCAGGCCGCCGTTAATATTCGTGCGGCAGGGTTCGGATATTCCGCCATCTTCACACCGGCGGTGGGAGATCCGGTTCCGGATATCATGGTGGACCTTTCAACAGGGGTTGATTACCAGCCGGGGAGCATCGAAGCTCAAGTTTGGGGATCGGAAAAAACCCTCGAATATCTGCTTTCTGACATTGGCCGCGAAGTCAACCGGGATGAGTTTTTTACTATCGACGAGACGGCTTACACGGTTCAGGGGATTCAGGAAAATGACGGGCGGTTTGTCAAGGCGGTTGTGACATGACGGCGCTGAGTCTAAAAATTGATCAGGGTGATATCAGCAAGGTTAAATTCATGCTGGGGGCTCTCAGCAAGGCCGGTGACCGGGTGATTCAGCAGGCCGTCAACAAGACTTTGACAGGGGTTCGGACGGATGCCACCAATGAGGTCGCAAAGGTAATTACGCCCACGAAAACCGCAATCCGGAAAACCATGACCGTTTATAAAATGACCGCGGGGGATGGAAACGCCTTTGTCAAGTGTGTAGGTGGTCCGTTGAACTTGATTGAATTTAAGGCCAGGCAGACCAAGAAAGGTGTCACGGTGCAAGTTAAAGAGTCAGGTGGTCGGAAACTTATTAAACATGCGTTCATACAAACCATGAAGAATGGGAAAAGGCTTGTGTTGTGGCGTGTTACCAAAGGTGGGAAAAGGGTTGCGAGGTATCCAATAGAGGCGATGTCCTCATTGGCCATCCCTGATGTAATGAAACACGGTCCTACTATGGCGGAAATTTTGCGGTTGGGTGGTATCCGGTTGAAAAAGAACTTGAACGCTCGCCTAAACTACGAACTGAGCAAACTATAAAATGGCTGATAGCATTCGAGAACAGATCATCCAAGCGGTTGAAACAAAATTGGCGGATATCCTCACAACAGCCGGGTATCATACCAATTGCGGTGCCAATGTTGCGCGGGTGCGGGCCAAATTCGATCCGGATGAGTTGCCGGCAATATCCGTATGGCCAAAAAAGGAAGAGTCAGAAAGCAAATATGGTTCCCAACATAACACCATGCCGGTGCAAATCGAGGCGCTAAAACAGCACGGAACCACCAACCCGTCAATCGTTTCGGAAAAATTGCTGGCGGATCTGATCGAGTGTATCATGGGCGTGGAATGGTCCGTGGAATTCACCTCCGGCGGCACTTATGAAATAGAGGTGGGGGACACCATCACGGGCGCCACCGGATCCGCCACGGCCTATGTGACGGGGATCTCGTTATCGTCGGGCGCGTGGGATGACGGAGACGCGGCCGGAACTTTGACGCTTCGGCGGCTGTCCGGAACATTTGTGGCGGAAAACCTGAACGTGGGCGCGGAAACGAACGTGGCCACCATAGCGGCGGCGCCCTTGGGAAGTAGCCCAATCACCACAACAACCGGAGGCCTGGCGGAAAGTATCAATTATGGTTCCGGCGGATCAAATGAATACCCGGACGCTGGGGAACAGGTCACCGGCGTTCAAACGGTTTTCAATATTAAATATGCAACAGTTGTGGGCAACCCTTATGCCCAACCATCTTAAAAACACGGAGGATTTAAAAAATGCCTACTGCTGAAAATGCAATTCTTTATTATGAAGCTGGACAAACCCTGACTTCATTCACAGCTTTGAGTGACGCCGGAGCGCATACGGTTTTTAATAGCGCCGCGACGTTTTGGTCAAGACGATCTGGTTACACCCCGACTATACGACCAAACGGGCTTATCACAGGGGGGTTGATTACGCCGGCCTCGAGCGAAACGAGCGATTATGTTGACGTTGCAGCGCTTACAGCTTATCTGGCTGGGGTAGCGACTGAAGTAGCGGCCGCTACGGACAACGACTGTAATAGAGCAGACCAGACATATTTTATTTTATCGTTTGCATCAGATGGTTATACAAATGCTGCCGTTGGTGACATTGGTAAAACCGTTGTTGGAACAACCACGAGCGACTCAGGAACACTCTTGGCCTACAATAATACTACCCGGCAATGGTTGATCGAAGAGGACGCCGACACTGACGATTTTGATGATTCTGACGAAGGCATTACCATAACCACCGGAACCGGTGCTGGAACACTTAACGCTGTTGGAGCGCGTCCTTCTCATAAGATCAATTCGGTAACGGTCAACAACTCAGGTGCGGTTGCTGTTGTGGAAGGCTTTGAAGGACTGGCACTTTCCACAACCCGCGGCGCGATTGGTGGCCCTCCGTACATCCCAACGACCTCCATCGAAATCGGGCAGGTGAAATATGATGCGGCGGCGGTTGCTGCTGTGGCATCTACCGAAATTTATCAGGTTGTAAACACCCACCAGGAGCGTTGGGATTTCCCGGTTTGGGATGAAAATCCGATCAATGTATCAAGCCAGGTCGCTGGGTATGCCGGGATTGAGTTTTCTTCTGCATTGCCTCAGATTCACTCCGATGACTCTGGAGTTACAACAGCCGGGAAATTAGTGTATGCGCAATACTACGCGCCATCTTGGGCCGAGGTGCCGAAGTCTGAGAATTTTGTGCCGCCGGAAAACACGCACTCTGTATCCTCAACTCAGGTCTACGGCACCACAATCGGGTCGAATTCGTCAAGCCTAGGCCAGGGATCATTTACGTTTTACTCTAATGACGGGATAACCGATGCTTTGCTGAAATTGGTCGATGAAACGTTGATGTTCAAGTTTTATCCTGATCGGTTGAAATCTCCATATGTTGTGTGCCAAGGGAAAATGGGCATCACATCCAGTTATCCGGCCGGTGACAACATCTCGCATGCATGTACTATTTCACCGGATAAAAAAAGTGAAAGGATCGCAAGTTAAAATGGGATTCGATTTAGCCAAATTTCAAGCTACTTCATTTACTCCAAGGACTGAAGCCGTGAAAGTCCCGGACCTGAAGGCCTTTTTCCCCGAAGATGGGGAGGCGGTCTGGACGGTCCGGGGCCTGACCGGGCAGGAGTTAGGGGTGGTGAACGAAACGGCTCAGCGGAACAAAAAAATAACGGCTGTTCTGGAAGGATTGATTAGCAATAAAAGCGTTGAGAATACGGATGCTATCAAGAAATTGATCGGCGCCGATGGCGACGTGACAGAAGAAGTTGCTCGGCGCATGGAGATATTCCGCATAGGTTCAATTGACCCTATTGTCACCATGCCGGATGTGGTGAAATTTTGTACGGTATGGCCAATTGAATTCTCATTGATTACAAGTGCAATTTACAAATTGACCGGACAAGGGCAGGAAGCAAAAAAAAATCCCTGATTTTGTGGCAGGACGCTTCCGTTCGTGATTCTATTGCACTTTGCGCTATCAACCACTCCTTCCTTTTTCAGGTTCGCCCGGATCTGATTCCAGAACAATACTTGACTGAAGTTGAATTGAATTTGTGGAACTTCCATTTTAGTGAACGGGTGAAACGCAGTGGTTGAAAGACAAGCAACCCTACCTATATTCCCAACACCAAACATCGAATTGTTTTGCGGTGATTGCCTTGAAGTTATGAAGAGTATCCCTGACGGTTCAGTTGACGCAATCATCACAGATCCACCATATGGGACGACGAATTGCAAATGGGATTCGATTATACCGCTTGAACCGATGTGGGAGCAGGTGAAAAGGGTTATTAAAAAGAACGGGGCCATTGTGATGACGGCAAGCCAGCCGTTTACGACTACGCTGATTGCCAGCAATATGAAGATGTTTAAGTATTGCTGGGTGTGGGAGAAGACAAGAGGAAGCAACTTTGCTTGCCTTAAATACACACCCTGGAAGATGCACGAAGATGTTGTGGTGTTCAATGCAAAAGGGGTCTATAATCCTCAAAAATACACTGTTGACGAATCCCAAATAGACAAGCGCAAGACCGTTAATCCTCCTGACAGCAATAAAAGTGGTGTTTATGGTGAGATTGTTAGGACAAGAAAGAAAGATGACGGAACAAGATACCCGTCTAGTGTAGTAAAGATAAGCAACCCAAATAACAAAACAGTCCACCCCACCCAAAAGCCAGTAGCACTCGGTCAATACTTAATCCGTACTTATACGAATGAAAATGAGACCGTTTTGGACTTCACTGCGGGCAGTGGTAGTTTCGGAGTTGCGGCAA